TCATTTCTTTCGACGGAGTAGCCAGACAATTATAATGATCAAACCTATAATTATGCCTATAGCTATTTCTCCGACTTGTAGCTTAACAGATTGCCACCAGGAAAGTTCACGTTCAACTGGATAAGGGACCTGTATTTCCTTTTGCTTCTCACTAAAAAGAGAATCATACTTTGCCTGCAACACAGAGTAATCACGTGACAGTTCCTTGTACCAGTCACGGTACCTATATAATTCGGTCCGGATAACGTTTCCGGATTCATCGACTACGATTACCGTAGAGTCCTTTATTACAACTGAGTCTTTCCGAACCGTTTGTTCCTTGATTACAACCGAATCTCTCGTTATTACCGAATCTTTTAGTTGTATTTTGGTCTCTACTGGGACATACTGAGGACTCCGGCAAGATGACAACCATATTGCTGACGTCAGCAAAATGATCAGGAAGTATACTAGGCGTCTCATAGCTTCAATACTTGATTTCTATTCATACCATCTGCCCGGAATGATACATGTACCCAGGCAAAGTTGGATTCATCGATAAGCTGATCAAACGGCAAGTTTTTCTGAATGTAGTCAAACAATAACTTATTCTGTTGCCGATCACCTGTATCAATGTCGGCAGCTTGTCCGGTCATGTGTTGAGACGTATTAGAACCCTTCACTGCTTTATTCAATGCCGGGCAGCGGAAGCCAGAGTTTACCGTAATTGGTTTACCATACCATTTCCGCAATGGGTCCAATACATTATTCACTAGTGCAGTCAGATTAAGGACATGCTCCTGATTGCATCTGTTGTTGATTCCTAAGCGGTCCGCAGTCGTAGATTTGCAGAGTTCCGCAATTGTAAAGTACTTCATTTCTTTTCCTCCTTATAATTAATAGTCACTTGGCGGCTGCCGGTTAGTGCATCCGTGTACATCACATTTCTTTATCTCGGCTTCTTTCAATCTAAGCTCCAGTTCATGCTTTTTATGAATATCTTCCAGATGAGCGGACTGTTCCTGCCGGAGTTCAACATAAATAGCGTCAATCTTGGCGTCACGTTGAGCGATACGATCTTCAAGCCATGCGACTTGCTTGCGTTCATTTTCATCCTCCATACTGTCCGCTGTCGCATCTTCCTTCCTTGCATTCGTTCGACGATTCACGTAGAAGTTAACTATCCATTTGATTGCTTCGAAGCCTCCCAAAGCCCCGATCAGAGCCAGCCATTCATTTAATCCCATATTTCTCTATCTAAAATATTATTATTACCTTTGTACGCATTAGCAATAAGGGATTCCCCCTTTTTAATATTGTTTGTTTTTTGTCAACCGCCAACTCGTGATGAGCAGGCGGTTTTCTTTTTTTATTTAAAGACATATCTCAACCAACCGCTGAAGTAGCTGCAATTTTCTAAGTAGTTATTGTCCTTCTCCGCTAACCTAGCCTCCCGTTCGAATGAGATCAGCCGGTAGGCATCATAGTCTTCCCGGCAATCAGCGAGTACGCTAGCAATCATCTTGCGGATACACCACTCTAGTACATACCATACATAGAAGGTAGCCGGCGCTAGTGCCAACCACCAGGACGATAAACCGAAGATCAGCGTAATGATCCAAATCAAGATACCAGAGGCGACCGTCAGTTCAATCCATTGTCGGGCATGAACGCATTCATGATTGATTGTTGACTGCCTGGCCTCAGTTTTTGACCACTTTGTGAATACCCACGCAAGAAGCGTGATAGTTGAGTAACCTGAAAGCAATAGATGCTTTGCTATCCAGCTTTCGTAAAATAATTTTTTCATAACTTTTCTTTTTAAGTGATTAATACTACCTTTGTATCGCTTATAAGGCGGAGGGGTAGTGCCCTTCGTTGTTTGTTTTGTTTGTGTTTGTAACCGCCGACTCGTGATGAGCAGGCGGTTTTTTATTTAACTGCTCTTCTTGATTTATTCTGTTTTTTGAGATAACGGATAAATCCTATCAGCATACTGACTCCAACCGGAAGCGGCTTTGTAAGTTTCCACAGATTGATCAGGTACATAAAACCGACACGACTGATCAATCACCTGAAATGATCTTGTCACTTCAGGTGGCGTAACGGCCCTGATTGTTACTATCCTCAATGGACTATGTTGAAATGCATAAGTTATCGCGTTTACACCTGCTCCCAAATCCAATTCAACCAGGGATGTACAGTCCATTGCAAATCCGCTGGGAATTCCACTTTTATCTCCAATTTTCATCCGGGATAACCGGGTACATTTACTAAACGCGTCTCCGGCGATTGTAACAACATTTTCCAAATCAACATCTATTAATCCTGTATTATAAAAAGCCTGCCGCTGAATTTCCTCTACTTTGCGCAAATCTATATTAGCCAGTTCCCGGCAATCATAAAACATATACCCATATATTATCTTTAATTGGGAAGGCAATTTTACCGATATCAAGGATAAACACCCATCGAAGACATTCCATCCATTAGAGTTGTATCCGGTGAATATCTCAAACTCATCAAATGATGTGATTTCAGTATTCCCCTTGAACATGCCGCCGAAATTTCTCACAGCCTTAACCTGCTCAATCTTAGTTCCGACCCCATCCCCATAAGATTCCGCAATCATACTTTGAACTATAGCATCCTTGAACCTGACATAAAATTCTCCGTTTATATTCAATGTCAATTTTCTGAATGTGTTTCTTAAAGCCTCAATTGAATCCTCGTAGGTATTCGCGTTCACCGTTATCGTTCCGTCCAGAACAGGATATTCATCCTCTCCGGCCAAGCCTTCAGCACTTAATCCTCCGTAAGTACCATTTGAGAGCGTTGCCAGTTTATCCAGCATGTCCGAATCATTGAATGTTTCCTCAAAACCTACGGCACGGATACGCTTCAATGCATGATCATCCCCCTGTTCCGCCTGGGAGTTCATGATATCAACCAGCAGCCGCATGGGAGACAGGTTCGGACAGTTCACGATAAAGAAGTCCGTAATGACATCCCTGCACAAATCAATCCCGATGCCTTCCGTTGTCAGTAACGGATAATTGGACAATGACAGATATTGGTTAAGCCTGCTGTATTGAATTACACGAAGCCCTCCTCCCGATGGAAGCACAATCTGCGTCAAGGATGTACCGTCCGCATATATCTCCTGCAAATGTGAGCATGCGGACAGGTTCAATGTACCGGCCAAGGTGGCGATGTTCGACAGCAGCAGCCTCTGAAGGCTTACGCAGTTGGACAACGTCAGGGAGGATATAGAGATGATAACCGGGGCGTCCTTGCTTCCCAGCCGGATATCACGGAGCATCCTTCCCTGAATGATCATAGACCCGGTCACGTTCTTATTATGCCAGTCCCCTATATCCTGCAGGTAGGATGCTCCCTGTATCGCATTCTGCTGGTCTCCCGACCCGGAAAGTTCAATCTCCATTTCACATACTTCTCCGGCTTTCGTCCTTCTTCCCCGGATGATACTTGTACCATTGGCAATCGCAGGATACATATCCATTGCCGGAGTCAGTTCATACTTGATTGTGTTACCGGCAGCGCGGACGGTGATAGTATCCGTCCCGTTAGCTGAAAATAGTCCGAACGAATACTTTGACATCATGTACAGAATACGTTTCGTAATCCATCGCTGTTCCGCAAGATAATGGTCGCCCAGCGACTGGGTGATCGGGTCGGTATCATTCGAATAGTGTCCTTTGTTGTATGCCAGTTTCCCGTTTTCATAGCAGTACTTCGCATCCGCATTATAAGCATTGGCGGGAAAATATTCCTGAGCCTGATCAAAGTAGTATTTCTGATAAAACGCAAACAGCTTTTCAAGGTCGTTACCGCTTTTTGGCCCGCCCAGTGTCTGCATGGCAGTCATTGTTTTGCGCATGCTGATTATCTTTTCTTCCGGAAATGCCAGTTCCATCAGGTTGAAGAAGTTGTTTGTCTCGCCGTTCCAGACGGATGCTCCGGTTTCGTCCGTATCATGCGTTTCCACACTGTACTCCTTATCCGGTAAACCGCGATTGGTTGTATCAAAACGGGTGTCGGCATCATCGACACGCCAACGCCACCTGGATGTCTCCGTACCGAAACAGTATGGATAGGTATTCTTCGCGCGTTCGTCGGTTCCGGCATTGAACTCTACGTTATTCATAAAGAACAGGCAGTCGTCAATATCCCAGTATGCGGGAGCGTCCATGCGGAATTTCTGTATACGGGCGTTAATGAACAGGGTGTTTAGTTCGTCATCCGTTTTCCCGGCAAGATCGGAAGTATTAAGCCCATATCCCTTGTCTGCAAGCTGCGACAGCAGATTGATTGTTCCCTCCCCGATATCAGATGGCATGAACCTTCCTTCCGACGATTCGAAATAGTAAACGTTATATTGATTGATGTCACCGGATTTGGCAATCCAGAACTCGCAAGGTTCGTTCTTGTATCCGGATAATTGGGCGTTCAATTCTTCCAATGTGCCGTTAAACGGTTTCAGCCTTGGCGAGCACTGGTAAACACAATTGTAGGCAGGAATAAAGCTTGATATGTTTTCCACTTCCCCTTCGCCCAGGTCGAAGCTGTTCTGGCCATTGTACTGGAATGCCTCTTCATCCTCATTATAGGCTATCAATCCCTTTGCCGGATTCCACGGCACACGGAACAGGGTGAGCAAGGGAGAATTATCCGATCCCTCAATGCTCAACAGGTTGGGATAAGTATCGGTGTTATAGCCGAAAGTGTCGGCGTCACCCTTATCAGGGCCGAAGGTATACAATCCCCGGAATATGTATATTGTTTCCCCTTCGTCATTGGTTTGTTTCTCAAAGCACACAAACGGAGCTTCCCAAACCGACACACGGACCTTCGCATCTGCGCGCATCGCCTCGTTCAGGATACCCACTTCACGTATAAGGTCCGTATAGGAGTTTACCGCACCGATCTTATGCGACTGCATACTGGAGGCATAGTTCTTCTTTGCCGTAAACTTGCGTCCAGCCGGAAGAGACGGTGTCATTGACCACTTCGCTCCCGCGGTGGAGTCCGAGCCGTCGGCGTAACGAATGACGGAGAGTTTCTTGTCAAGCTGGTAACGGGTATTCCAGATCCAGTATTTCATGGATGACGTACCCTGCCCCTTGGCGGTCACGTTGCTGATTGAAACATTCCATTCCGGATGGTCATAAAAGAACACTTCCAACATGCCGGTACGAGTTGATTGATCCGCCATGTAAGGAATTGTATTGTCGAATGTCATTACGTTAAACTGGTCCTTCGTATTTTCAAAATCGATATCCGAACCGTGCAGGTCCAGGATGTCATTATTCTCTGTCACAATTGCCTTGGAATCTGTGGTGTTCAGCCAGTTGATGTAATTACGCAGGACTCCCTGTGAGGTCAGTCCCCGGTTATATTCCCGTATTCCGTATATGTCCGCGTCCGCATATCCGGAACCTATCACGATCATCCCGTTATGGGCGAAATAATCATTGCTCTCGTAGGTGAATTCCCTGTTCTTGACACCGTTGACATACAGTATGCAAAGGTTGAATCCGCTGTTGCCATAGGCGTCCGGCAAAATGGTCAGCGTGAGTCTTGTGCGTTTTCCCTCGAACGTATGCAAACTTTGTACATCATCGTTTTTAAGTGACTGGGAGTGCATGATAATGTCATCCGCATAGATGTTCAATCCGACAAACGAACCACCGGACGGGGACGATATGGTGATAACCGGTTCGGAATAATCCGTCACGTTATCAACCTTATAGTCAAGTTCGAGAGTCTTCCCGGTGCGGGCGCATTCATTTTTAAAAGGGGAATATCCCATGCGCAGCGATGAGCCGGCCATAAGCCGGAGTACCTTGTTCCCGTCTTCGTCCGATTGCCAGCCGTCATTGCCCCAGTTCATATTCTCCCAGCTGCCCGGGATGACGGAACCGTCCATTTCATTTATGATTTCCTGACGATTCCCCTGCCGGTTGGAGCGGGTCTTGGGATTCATATAGAATACGGCGCCCGACACGGCCGAATATCCCAGGGAGTTGTTTACCTGATAGGTGATTGGGGATGTCAGCTCCATATCGACATCGAGGATATGGGCCGTTATTTCAAATTCCGTATTATCCATTGTCTCAATCTCCATCGGGAATGAGAATGTATGTCTGGCGGAACATGCGATACTGGCTTCTTCGGAAGTAAAGACATCCTCACCATCTTTTTTGATGGTGAATTTAGCGGAGGTAATGACATTGTCGCCATCGTACATCGCGTAATCGAACAATGAGTTCTCACTCCAGTTGGTCGCCCTGCCGAGGATGTTGTTGACGGCTACCAGCTTCCTTTGTTCGCCGGCTACCGCGCAAATGACATTGAACGATATCGTTCTTGTCTTGACCGTCCCGTCCGAGTTCGAGACATAAGCAGATATATTGAATACGCCTGTCACGCCCGGGTGGATTACAGAGTAATTGTAGGCGGTTTCCGTATATACGCCTGTACCGATCTGAATCTGGTAGGATTCATTATAATCCTTCCCGGTAACAGTCACATACAATGTTTTTGAAATATTACCGCTGATATTCAGAGGAAGCGTAATAGCACCGGTGTAAGCCGTCCACCATTTAAAGTTGTCCGCACTGATGGACAATGAAGTAAGCTGTACCGTGTATACAAATGCCGGAGCCGTCACTTCCGTCACTTCTCCCGTTACTTTGATCATTACATTGTTTGCTCCGGACGCCAGAAACTCCGCAACGTCAATACTGAAAGGAGAACCGGAACTGATATACAGCTGTTTGACGACAAGATACTCAGCGCTGTTGCTGTTTTTAACAGAGATCTGACAGAACCCACGCTCTCCGGTATCTTCATAAGGTTCGTTGGTGCTGTATCTTTCCTGGCTGATGAAAGTAAAATTCAAATGGCAAGGTTCCCCTTTGCTGGCTGACAGGCTTTTACTGTCCAGGTTATTGATTATACGCAGGTTTCTTTGTATCCCAGTTTCTCCACCTCCGCCGCTATGTGAGGAAATATAGTTCATTAAGTCTTCAAAGGTGGTTATAATAGATCCGTCCTCCGCAACTCCGGTGGGAATAAACACTCCGGTAGCAGGAGACCATCCATTATTGCCGTACAGTAATACGGAACCGTCTTCTGCCGTATCGGATTCAGGGGAGACATTCTTTAATTCTCCTATTGAAGAAGGAGTATTTGCGTCCTTCTCCAATTCCTTGACGGTATCGATCAGATTATTGAATTCTTCAGCCGACAGACGTCCACGGGAATTCTTGCCTTCATTTTCTTCCTTATGTTCTACATTCAGTGCCATAATACTATTCTCCAAATATTAACGGGAAGGCATACGGGAAGCCTTCCTCCTTGATTTCTATTTTTCCGCGTGCTGAAAGCGCGTGCATGATCAGGTTTGTTTCAAGCATACCGGTATCAGCCATGTCGCTTTCAACCCGGCTGATCACGGTACGGGTGGTATTGCCATTGTCATCCGTCTTGCGCACACTTAAAACAAACTTGATATATCCCATGTTACTTACTCAATTCGGTAATTGTTTTCTCAAAATCTGCCAATAAAGCGGCACGTACTTCAGCTGATGTTCCGGACAAGGAACAGGAGTATTTCTTTGTCGATTCAACATAAAGGATATTGCCGGCATAACTCGGAGCAGATGCCGATACTTGTTTGACCTGCGCTTCGATCTTCATTAATTTGTCCTTGTTGTAAGTAATGGAATAGTCAAGCCTGTAATCACCGACTACTGACTGTCCGGTTCTGATTGTATTTTCTGTGAAATCCATTTTATACCTCCTTGTTTAATTGGTTGATTATTTCTCTTTTTACAGCAGCTATGAGACGTGAGTTCTTCACCACCAGTTCCATCGCCTTGCAATACCGTTCAGGAACTTCTACTGCTTCACTTGAGTAGTAGATCTGCTTTGCCAGTTCCTCAAAACCGATATCCAGCAGGATGCTACCGTTATACATCATTTCGTTACCGACCGTTTCAGCGGTGTCGAATGTCTGTTTACCGCCTTCGAAAGAAGTCTGCGCCTCGATTTTCTTAAAATTGATTTTCATATTCTTTTTGTTTATTATTTAGGAGTTCCAAATATTATCAGTGTAAAGAATCTGGGATAACATTTATTATTACCCGGGTCCCAGAAAATAACATTAAAAGAGTTTGTGCTAAGACCATTATAGCTAGAGAAACAACCTTGCCAACTTTCGCTCTCTCTTTGTCCGGCAGGAAGCACTAACGGGTAATAATTGGTGTGGCCTAAGTCATGCGTAAACCAGTATTCTCTAGAACTGTTAAGACTAATGCCTGTTATATTTATCCCATTACCCCATCTTTTATTTATACCATAGGTTACATTATTTCCATTTCTTGTGGTAGAAATTTCAAAACATCCCAGGACCCCGGGCATGCACCAGATATCATCAGACGATGACAGCTTCCATAAGCATCCTCCAGCAGCGGCTATTGCATAATTAGCTCTTCCGCCTTTTGTCTGATCAAATTGAGTACTCCCAAACGCATTAATCTTAACAGCTATATTTTCATCGCTACCTGACGCCTGAAACATAGAAGCCGTTTCAAATCCGGCAATGCCAGGCAGACCATTGCCAAGTACCGCCTTCCTTGTCGCAGTATAAGTTTCACCCATTGATATTCGCGTCTTTTGTGTTTCAATGCAAATAAACGCATCGCTGTTATCATAATTAGATAAACCGGTTCTGTCTATTTCGAATCCTCCGATCTTTCCTCCGGTAGTAATCATATACCCGTTATTGATACTGAATCCATTGTTGTCGGTTACATAGCCTTCCAAGGAAATGTTATTTGCACCCACTTTGAAGTCAGCACCTTCAAAGTTGATATTGTCTGCACTCAATTTAAAGTCAGCACCTTCAAAGTCGATATTATCAGCGGCTATTTTTACGGTACCACCTTTAAAGTCAATCTTATCCGCACTCACGATTGCGTTAGACTGGAACGTTCCGTTTTCATTCTCAGTTACAAACAGGTCAATGTACGCCTTCTTCACATATCCGTCTGCGGCAGCCTGCTCGGAAAACAAATGCGTGAAGCTAGCCTCTGTAACAAGACCGGATGTGCTGATATTACTTACATGACCTTCTGCGTCAAAGGTTATCTTTTTAGATAACAGTACATTGAAATCGTCGGTCGTTACCAATCCGCTTGTATTAATATTTGTAATATTACCGTAATTATCAAAATGTATTCCTTCTACAAGAGCAGCGATAGAATCTTTCGTCACCTGGATAACAGCCGTGTTTTTATCTGCCGTCTCCTGTGCATCTCTTGCAATTCCCAGAGCATTCAATGCTTCCTGAGCAGCGTCATACGCATCGCTGATACCTTGATTGGCTAGTCTTTTTGCCGCTTCGATGCCTTCCTCCGAATCTGTTACGACTGCGAGTATCCGGTCTCCCAGATTCTCAAGATAGGCGGTAGTAGCCGTTGAGCTAGGTTGCCAGTGTTTTATAGAAAATGCTGTTCCTGCCGCCTTTGCAGTGATGCAGACGAGAGAGTCATTCTTATAAGAGATGCCTTCGCCGGAATAGGTCGCATTCGCCCACATATCACCGATATCATAAGCATCGGAATCCTTTGGCTGGGATACAAATACACGTCTTTTCCCGTCAGCGGTATCCTGAGCTTTGGATGCGTCTTCCAGCGCTTTCAAAGTCAGATGGTCCGTTATGTCATTCCAGCTCCATGAACTGCCATCCTTTTCGAATCTGTATCCATGTCCCGACAGACGGTTATAGAACATGTCCTGCTCATGCATGGTTTTAAGTTCGTCAGTAGTCCAATCACTCGCCGGCAGGTTCTCCAGCGTGGGATCGTAGTCAAAGAACCACAGAGTGTACTCTTTATCCGTTTGCTCCCTGACAAGATCCATGTCCGTTTGAAGGTCATTAATAGTATCGTCTATATCTTTCCCTGTGGCCTGATTAATGAACTTAGCGGATATCTCACTTAGTACAGTGTTCAGGTCAATAAGCGGTTCCGGCATCGTATAGGAGCTAATGCCTTTGTATACGCGAATGTAGGGACCGCCGGCCGTTACACTATCCCACAGGATCGTGCCTTGCCTTTCAGGATTTGCTTTGTTTCCGAGATGTACGATGTTGTCTCCTACTAGGGGATCGTCACTTCCGGAGATACAGTCACTCTTGGACAGGTCGATGAAATCATCACCAATGCCGACAACCGCACGCCAGTAATAGTGATTTCCGCTTTTTAGATTGAATGTCTCACAGTTTGCCAGGTCATCTACGACAAACGGATTATAGATGATTCTGCCTTCCGCATCTGTGGTCCGGAAGTAACATCTCCAGAAGGTTCCTTTATCTTCTACCTTGTTACAGATAATACCGTCTGAATTGTATTGCTTGCCGCCGACATAAGTGGCCTGATTGACTTGCAGACTCTCAACATTCAGACGTTTGCGGATATCAACGAAGTCAATGTCGAGATGATAGTTGCCTTGCTCATCTTTGTAGATACCGAAGCCGGTGCTACCGGTTGCAAAGTTGCTGGACAGTATGTCACCGACAAGCTTTATCTGTTCGAGCGTGGATGTCCCCTTCGCATTGATACCTTCAAGGAAGGTCATCAGCTTTTCGATTGTTTCGGCTATGTCTTTTCGTACATACCGATCATCATTGTCGTTGTTACTGCCGATAATGGCAAGCTTGAAATGTTTCTTACCGTCAGTTTCAGGTATTGTGTCATCCTTTACTAGTTTATAAATAGTCCCGTTCTCAATGACGGAAATCACTTGACCGGCATAAGGGACATAAGCCTCTGTGTCTGCATTACGGGCATAAATACGGGCTTCCTCTAAGGTTTCCCACACATCGGTCGAATCAATCGAATAACCATTGACACGCTTATATCTGCCAGCGAAACTATCCCCTTTTATATTAAGTGCCATAATCAGCTCGTTTTAAAGGTGAAATTATCCGTTTCGCTGCTTGTCGTAGCCGTACTGAACACATACATCGTATATTCCAAAGGTGTACTTCCGTTAGCACCTTCAACACTGATCTTTCTCGGCGAAGCAGCGGAATCCAAATCCATGAAGTTATATTGGTATCTCTCCAGTGAAACATCCTTGATGGTACCGTCTGGAATACAGATAACGAAAGTTTTATAATTGCCTATTGTGAACTTGTATGATCCGGCGCCCTTATACAATCCACTGCCTGAAAGTGCCCGCACCTCGGCTGAAGTCGTAGGAACCGAATTACAAACGCCTGCAAACCACTTTCTATGTACATTCACGCTGATCTTGCTAGTCAAGATCGTTTCGTTTATATCTCCGTCGTCAGAAGCGGCATATATGACTGTTGCAGTATAGGATTCTCCTTTAGTGTAGTTCCCTTGTAACTGCCTTGTTGCGGTTTGAATGCCGGCAGGATCGCCAGAGAATTCCAATACGTTTTCTTCTTTGTCGTCGTAGAATGCTTTGATCATTGCGCCATTGTCGTTGCGGGTGGCGGTATATGTAATGAAGCCTTTGGTTGATCCGAACTCAACATCATTAGCGGTTGACAATTTACCTATTAGTGTCGCAGGAGTAGGCGCATAAAGCATCTTTCGGAATATCTGTTCGTATCCCATACCTTTGCGCAGGATTTCTCCCGGATTTACATGACCGGTCTTTGGTGCATTTACGTGAATATCCTTGCTCAATCCTGCGTCCGCAGAACCAATGCCGGAGGAAGATGAGCTACTACCGCCACCACCGGTACGTACAACAGTACCATTACGATAATTCTTCGACCTGGAACTGGCAGGAATTGCTCTTGATTTTATGACGATGTTACTACTCATACTTCTATCATTATACATTGAAACTGATTCATCTTATAGTCGATAGTACCTCCTGCGTTGATGAATTTCTTATTAACCATATAATTGTCATACAAGCGGGATAAAGGAGTTATATCGGAAGATGCTTTTATTACTTGCGTTAATTTGATACGGGTGGCATTATAACGTTTGATAATACGTCGAATAAGTTGCTCTTCTGGACGGACTGTAGTTTCTTCTATGACTGAATAAAGATTGTCTCTCAGGTAATCTTCACTTAAAATAACTTTGCCATAACCCGCGCCATCATGGTTGTATGAGCTAATTTTCAATTCGATCTCATCGAGTTCATTGATGTAGTTCTCATTAACCGCGTTCTCATAAATACGATCAGAATTAGATGTAGTATCCTCTCCATCCCGAGGAATGAATCTTACAGTAAAGTTTTGTAAGAATACCCCATATTTATTAACTTCGGATGGATACATACTAGCCAATAGTTGAAATTCCAGCTCTCCGGCCGTTATTCCACTTCCCGTAAAAGAAGAATATATCATTTTACCGGATGCGCCTTCATAAGGGTCCGTTAGCTTCTTGTCGTTAATGACCGCTTTATAACCCTCATTCTCGTATGCCCCGAATGACAAATATGTACATTTATAAAGATTATTTCCGAGTACCGGATCATCAGTCGTAAGGTCTATATGACCAATAAATAATTTGGTTCCGATTAATAAGTTTCCTCCCCATCTGTCCTTTGACAATGGAGATAAAGGTTCGTTTTGGAAATACCTGACAGAGGCATTTATACAAAATACCCCTGGAGGATATGCGACGCATGGACTTCGCAATATAAATACTGGAACATATCCACCCAATGCTACCCCATCTTTGTTTTTCAATCTTATTCTAACAACGTCAGTATAGCTATACTCTGTAATATCGGGAACCTTACCACCATCCTTATTTACCATTTTGTAGTTGCAATACCTCATAGGGATAGCGCCTAAAAGATTATCCGCTTCTATATTGTTTTTGTATTCGTTTATATCTACACGATGAGCGAATTGTTGGTATTGATACATCTCCAAATCCCCTGGATTCAGGAGGATGCGATGCGACACGTCATCTCCGGATGTTATATCTGGTAAGGTAGCCAATCTGTCCAGGTCGTCATAATTAACACTGAAGTTTAAAGTTTCAGGGATAGGATAATTGCTACATTTCACTGTTACTTTATTATAGCCAGGGAGTACATCCAGAGAATGATCAGATCCGGTAAATCCAATGTTTTGTACGATGAGATTATTAAATACTGCATCTGCTTTCTCGATCAGTCCACGCTTGAATTTATGATATACTCCGTTATGATCTATATCGACAAAGAAAAGCTCTCCTCGCCAATCTACACAGGTCCAGTGGAGGAATTTGCATACTTCTTCGAGTACCTCTTTAAGTTTCAGCGCTTTGTTGTCTTCATCGAAGAAATTCTGTTCACTAATTCTCATCTCCCAAAGTATATTACTTCCGCCTGATAAATATTCCTTTTCGTTTTTCGCATAGACGTATGGGATATATACTGCATTATATTGTACAGAAGTTGCTTTGATGCATTTCTGTAGTAAACTCCATAACGAGACAAATTCCTTTCTGCTTCCGGTTACGTCATAATCAATAAATTCAAGCGTGGACATCGCACTCATACACTCTATCTCCAGTTCGAATTTAGAGGAGCTGTAATTCTGTGTATATAGTTCCGGCTTGATATACCCATACCACGTTACTACCCCATCTCTTTTGAATATAACCCGGTATTGCTGATAGGCTGTGGAAAATAGACTCTGCAAATAATCGCTGCCTACTACGCGAATTGTCGCAGTACTGAACCTGACAGGCGTATACAGGAATTCTTCATCTGCAATATCGACAGTGAATGGTGAAGCCCCCGCAACCAGCTCAATGACTTCACCCGAATAATTTTCTTTCTCTATCTCCACAACACATGGAATGTTATCTATTGCGGCAAATGGTATTGTATATATTAGTCCGTAGCTCATGATATAGGCTTTTTCCCTTGTGATTTAAGTTCATTGTTGATAGTCAGAATCAGATCCTTTGCCCGGACCCTGGTTGTTACCGATGAAGATATATTTCCACCTCCACCCAATCTTCCGGAATTAATCGCTTCGAATAAATGAGATTGCTGGCCTTGATTGAGTATCATTTCACCGGCATTAACACGAGCTAATATCTTATCTCCGGATGAAGGACCGCCGGTAATAATACCACCATTAGCGAACTTAGGAATGGAGGCGGCTAATATTAATGCTTCCATGGCTGCAATTTGAGCAGCAGCAAGACCTACTCCTGCAAAAGGAATAGATGCATATGCTGCTGTACTTTTTGCAGCCATTTCCGCAGATGCAGCTGTAGTTTTTGTTGATGATGCTGCGACCTCTGCCGCCGTTTGAGTCGCAAGAGCAGTAATTTCTGCTGTAGTTTCTATCGTTTTATTCGCAACTTTTGTTCCGGTAGTAGCCGTATCAATAGCCGCCTCTGTTTCCTTCGCCTTTGTGAGCTTATTTGTTAATTCCGTAATACTTTCAATTGTTTTCATCACCGACAAGAATCCATCTGCAATTCCGGAAAACATATTCCAAATGGCCATTAACTTTTCCCATTTAGTAGCTTCCTGTTCCGGATCAAATGCATCTTTCAGGCGTTCGAATGCCGACACCAATCCATCTACAGTTGATACGACATTTTTAATACCATCCCATTCCATCTGATTAAGTTCCTTGGTGAAATTTTTGATATCTTCCTGGACCTGTGCCAGTTTTAATGCCTCTTCCAGCGATGGAACGTCAGCCATAGCATTCGCAACCTCATCTGATAATGTCTTCCCGATAATTCTTGCTTCCTCTTTATATTTGTCCGCCAATTCTTTTGCCTTGTCCAGATTTTCAGAGGCAATATCAACTTTGGTTTTCTTGTAGTCAAAAGTTGCGTCGCGAGGCTTTATCTTAATTGGAGAAGCAAGTATCTTTGCATTCAGTTGCATAGCTGAAATAAACACATCTGCTTCATCTCCAATGCCTTTAATGCCGGCAGCGGATTTAGCCGCATCAACGGAAAGTGAAATTATATTGGAATTCAATTCTTTCTGAGAGATAAGCCCTTTGGCTTGCTGCGCTTGGGCTTCCCTGACCTTTGCATTGTAATCCTTCTGCACCTTCTCAAACTCAACAAGAGCAACATTCTTATCTTGATTTCTTATCGCTTTCTCAGCAGCGGTCTTAATATTCTGAAAATATTGACTCTCAAGCACTTCTTTATCACCTGTTCCTTTGGCTTGGGCGTACATCTTGATGTTCAGTTCTCCCAGGGCTTTATTATACTCTGCCTGAGTGATCTTTCCGATCTCTAATTCAGCGCCTAGCTCTTCAAATTGTTTATCATAAGATTCTTGCTGTTTCTGAAGAGGAGTTTTTTTCTTTTTGTCATCATCCGGATCAGTAGTCGGTGTTGTAATTGTTGTGCTTCTAGAAATCTCAGTTCCTAATCTCGATTTCGCATCACTGAGTATTTTTGAGAATTCAATATAAGCATTCAAATCATCCTTTAAGCCATTTTCAAATCCTATAGCGTCAACCATTGACACTTTATGCTTTGCTTTGAACCTCTCTTCTTTTACCAAATCTCCGCGAGCTATTTCCCAATCAGGAGCCAATTCCTGTACTGTCTTCCCGTTGTAGGATTTTGAGCCTATTTTGCGTAATTCATTTTCGCTTTCTGCTACTTCCTTTGCTGCCAGTTCGGCTCTTGCTGCACTTTCAAGCAATTCTATGCGTTTAGATATTTCTTTGTTTACATCTTGGTTGGTTTTTAGCTCAGTACCGAGAATACCATTGATTTTCCCTAATATTTGTTTTTTGTAATCTAATGATGAATTAACTTTATTGTACTCTGATAACAAGGCTTTAACTTTTACAATTTCTGAGTTCGACTCTGCCGCATGATTCATTCGATTCAGATAATTGTCAAACAAGCCCTTTATTCGTTGTGACTCTTTATAAGCATTATAAAATTTAGCAACGATAGCCCCTATGACCGCAAGTATTGCTGTTGGAGCCATAGAAATGAGAGTTGCCTTAATTGATAACATCGCTTTGCTGAAAGCCATTCTGATAGAAGCACCGGCCTTTTGCGCTTTCCATGCAACTTCATCAAACTTCTGTCCTGCATCCTTGGCCGCCCGACGTGCTGCTGACTTGGCGGCTAATTCGGCTTTGGCAATAGAGGAAATAATTTTATTGACCAGCCGACTTGTAACCATGACTAAAACAGCTGCAACAAGATAGGTAACAATGCTTTTTATATTGTCAGCAGCCGATTTAACAATATTGGTCAGCCAGTCTATCAGAGCTTTATATTTACTTTGTATATCCGTGCCGTTCACTAACTCTGTAAAGACGTTTTTCAGTCGATTTACAGATGTCTCCAAGTTATCAGTATCAACGTTAGGAATCATCTCATTAAGCGCCTCAGCAAATTTAGGAAGCACATCCTTACTCATCAGTTTACCCTGTTTGAGTAACTTGTCCAGACCAGCGACAGAAACACCTGCAGCTTTTGCCATAGCCTGAAGAGCAACAGGAAGACGTTCTCCCATCTGCAGACGCAATTCCTCGGAGCTGATCTTGCCTTTACTCATCATCTGGGATAATGCAAGCATAACTCCGTTACTGTCGTCCGCACTCATACCGAAGGCCGTACATGCCCGGGAGACGGATTCGAATACTTTTCGTTGATCGATCATGGACATACCGGATATGGAAGCAGCCGCCGTGAATTTTGCGTAGTTAGCCGTCAGGGCATTAATCTCTAATCCGTATTTTTTAGCCAGATCGAGCAGATATTTCTGATTATCCGCATATTGGGACATTGTGCCGGAGACATTCTTCAATGCGGTGGTAACACGGTTTGTTTCTCGGGCTACATCAATGAAACGAGAAACAAGGTTACTTAGTCCGAGTCCGCCTGCACCTAATGCCGCAGCGAAGGTGAGAATCTGCATCTGCATGGAACGGAATGCGGCTTTTACCTGATTAGTACCTCTCTTAAAGTTCTCTGTTAAGAGGTTTATTGCTATACTGAAACTTAAACGTCCTGCCATGATCTTATAAATTTAATAGGTCTTTGCCCTTTTGCATGAATAATTCAAATCTTTCTATCTCAGTTTCTTTGATTTCTTTTTCCGCTTGCTTCTCCGCTTCCTCCCAAGGGAAAGTGATCAGATCCTTAGCTCCATTTTCCATCTTTCGTGCATCGATATGCGGGAGAATGGTGAGATATGTCCACATCCGGGCGCTTTCCATCTCCTCTTTTCGTTTCTTTTCGTATGCCTCTATGTAGAGTGGAAGGTCGCATATCTCCATTTCATTAAGCACGTAATGTGCATCCAGTCCGGATATGATGAGAACCGAAACAATACCGCTGATCATTTCCGGAAGGGAGTTGGAATTCACGATGTCCTGTTTCTCCTGCTCCCTCTGAAACTGACTTAATACTGATGTTTCACGTTCCAATTTCAAGATCATTTCCTGTACCAGCTTTTCGTTGGACAATGTTCCCCGAAAAACATCGAAGGTATATATCACATCTTCATTATTGCATATCGTTGTGGTATACAGTAGTGCATCTATGTCATCCTTATCTGAATAATCCATTAGAGAGAAGGATTTCTGCCTGATCTGTTCCCATCGTATTATGGCTTTCAGATTCAGCCTCATCTTCATATTTAGAGAGAATCTCTTTTTAGGAACTGAAGTCTCCGGTACAGATGGCGGACTATGACGATTACATTTCTCATTGATGATTTTAGCGGACAGGAATATTGTATATATGATACAAAGTGATATTGTTAATGAGACCATGATACTTTATATTAAATAAGGCGGCCATCACAGGACCGCCTTAAGAACATTTGTTACTAACTCGTTTTATGCGCCTGCGTTTTCCGCTGCTCCGCCTGCGGTGGGCGTCAGACCTCCGATACCTTTAAAAGCGCTGCTACATTTAGCTATCTGTCCGGCCTCGGATGAGATAGACATCGATGTAATCATCACTTCTCCGGTATAGCTCATCTTTGCAGTATCTTTCTCAAAGGTTCCTCCAAAATTGTCCTTATCCGCAGCTTTTGCCTCTCCGAAATAAAATGATAGTGTTTCACCTGCTATCTGTTTAGCCAACAGGGTATCATAACTCATAGCGCCTTCTTTGCGAGTTACTAATGACTCGGAAGAAACTGTATAGCTTTTCTTTCCAGGAAGGGAACCGGTCCAGTCACCCATCATTTTGTTTGAGACATCTATTTCTTCGGTAGTTACTTCCAGTGTTGCACTTGATGCAAAAGCGATAGGCTGATCGTCGGCAAATACAAAGAACTCACCTCTGTAGATATCTTTTCTTGAATCTAATTTTACTCCTGCCATAATATTATCTTTGTTCTATTGAAAATTGTAAAACTTGAATGTATTTGTTATCAATGAAGTCCTCGGTAGAGTCTTCAAGCTCAATATATATATCCGGATCAGTAAAGTCACCGGATAAAGTATCATAAATCAATGAAGCGAGCTCCTGACTGCGATCATAGTTTTCACTTACCGCAATCACGTTCACAATTGGTACCTGCCGATATACGCCAAACTTGGTGCGATCCTGTTTGTAACCGTCACGCTGATAAACGATAAAGTCGCCCTCCGTATTCTCCGGTGCAATGACCGGGAATATCTTCTCATCGACAATATCCTTGATGCTATCCGAAGCAAGAAGAATGGCACGCACTTCCGTTGTGATCTTAAACATATTCATCGTCTCTCATTTATTCGTTGTACTGCTTTTTGAACTCCCTGATAAATAGCTTGCATAGCTCTATTCTCTTCTGTATGTCCGGCATCATTCCAAAATCTGTTACCAGGCATAGATCCTCGGCTTTTACCGGTATTGGTATAGCGTTTCTTGGTCCCTTGATCTACAAGATGAGAATGATTGCCGCCTGGACGATCAAACCCTGCCAATGCTCCCAGTTTATTACGTTTTACCCGAGTAGTGAAAGAATTCATCAGGTGATTAGTCTGCTTGCCGTGATGTAATAACCTTGTGCGTAGATTGCTTCTACCTTTCACGCGAAATACATTCACTGCTGCACGTAGGCCGCTTTTCACCGCCTTATCTTTTTCGAAGTCTTCCAGATTCCGGATCAGATATTGAATATTCTCTCTGTCGATCGTCGTTACCTGAATCATACATCGATCTTTTTAAGCGTTAAAGTCAATTCGTTGGCTGCAGGTTCTATCATCTTTATCTCCCAGATACAATCTGCGTATCTTACACGGCAACCATATTTGATCTGCGGATAACTACGTACTTGCATTACTGTTGTATGCCCGACAAACTGTTCATACGCATTCTCTTCTACGGAAAGAAGAGTCTGTTTCTTGCGCTGTGCCCGGCATCGGAATACTTCTTTATATTCCTTGCTGACAGCTCCTGTCGAAGACTTTACTTCGACAGGAATCTCAAATACAAGCTGATATTTCAGCAGACCCGCTCTCATTTGGCATAATTCCGATAAAGTGATACGAGGTATCTGTAAGACAGGGGTACTTCCGCCGACTGTGCAAAAGCAACCGGTTCACGATTAGCATAAAACTGTCCGACCATCAGGAGAATACACTGACGAAGAGGCGCAGGTAATTTACCTTTGTTCTCCTGCGTCAGCGTATCCAGTTTCTCACATACATCTTTCTCTACAACAGTTTCAGAGGCTTCTATAAGCCCGATAATGTATTCGTCATCTTCCGTAAAGGATTCCTCTACGTTCAGATGTTTCTTTGCCAGTTGTAGTTCGACGTATGCCATAATTATTTCAATGATGCGATAGTAAATGATTCTTTGCGGATAAATCCCATATTCCAGTAGGAATTGGTTATCAGTCTAACTGTACCACTCAAAGCCTGCGTATACGGATCTACCAGTAACTCAATGCCGCCCCATTGTCCCAGGAAGTAGTCCGCCCAGTTACCGAATACGATACCAAACTCATCAGCTGTATCTCCTAATTTTTTCGGCAGATTATTCGTACGCAATGCGCGATAACCGTTCAGTTGTCCGTCCCCGTTGCCGGCAAAGATAAATCCGCCTGCGCCAGAAGCATCCTTCACTTTGGTTTTAGCTTTTCCCACAAGTGACGGGTGCAGAACATAAGACAGGTTGCCAAATAATGCATTCTGAGTGTCCGCGTTTGTTTCCATAGCTACAATCTGCGCCCATGTCATGTCTCCCTTAATATCTTCGTTAAGGGTATGGAACATACCGTCCGGTGTGTTAGCAACGTTCTTGTTTTTACTGAACGCAGTCTGTTCTATCTTTTGTGCAATAGCTACGGCGATAGCTTGACGAATATAGGCCTCTACGGAAGTATTCTCCTGGACGAGCAACTGCTTTGAGATATCTACGTACGCCGTCAAACGTATCGGTTTGAACGTATCCCCTTTATCGAATTCACCTGCACCATCCTTGGCCGGAGCGTTTTCGCCTTCCCAAAAGACATTTGCACCGGAGAACTCGGGCCAGTAGATGTTACCTTGCAATCCTGTCATAAAACGAGCACCAGCACGGGCTAGCACAAGTGAAGATTGCAGCGGAAGCAGCATTTCTTGTTGATCTTCATCAATAACTACGCCTGTAGCCGCTTCGGTAGCCGCAGTAAATGCCGCACGTTTTTCTAGGTTCATCGGCACAACAATACTTCGTTTGCCTGCTTGCTGGGCACCCGACATGTTGTGATATGCGGTAGCCTCTTCAATAATACCCGCATCTGCGTCATTCTGCCCGGACCCATCTACCAAGTTAGCGATGGCACGACGAAGAGAGAAGTTACCGTTACCGGCAGTTACCGTTCTTACAGGGCGTTTACTACGATTTTCCTCCTCTCTCTCTTCGATTTCAAGGTTGATTTCAGCCATGCGAGCTTGATTGGTGCCTAACTCTTCATTTTCTTCTTGGGAAAACTGACGTTTTTCACCTTTTGCTTTCCCGATGATTTCTTTCGAACGAATAGATAGTTGCCTCTTCTCATCCTTCAAATCTGTGATACTCTTTTCTTTAGCCATAAAATAATAAATTAAATGTTTAATGAATTTTCGATATTTTGATAGTAGGACTCAGGGATATCCTGTTCCTTTTTTCGCAATTCCTCTTCTGCTAATTCTTTGCCGCGCATATAAACCGAAGTTTTACTGTATGCGCCATTATAGACCGGAGCAATGTCATAGAGATTATCTATTTTCTCAATCGATCGTTTCCAACTGCCATTTTTTTGTTTTTCCCATGTATCCTTTTCTACATCGAAGCAGAAAGAACATTCTTCGATTTCTCCACGACGGATATTTTCACGTAACTCGTCACCTAAAGCCGTCTTAGGAGCTTCAAAACGGAACTTCAGCCCCTTATCGTCAACTGAAAGTACCAAAGACCCCTGTCCATTTTTGCATCTTGCAAGAATGCCACGGCTTTGATCGTGATTCAAGAGCGCAAAAACATCACTTTTTGCCAAAACTCCGTCAAGCGCACCGCGTTGGATGACTTCCGTGAAGGATAATCCGTCTGATGGGGTGTCAAAAAGCAATGCGTAACCTTCAATGGTACGTTTTTCCTCATCTTCTCCGGTCACTTGTACCTGGAAGGGAGTATTTCTGATTTCTTTTTTATTGTCCATGATTCAACTTTTTATTTACTAACCACAGAGTTGTCATACAAATCGGGATTATTTTTAGTATTTTCTACTTTTTCTTTCACGGCATTGTCTAATGTCTGCATATTTACTTGTACGAATGCCTTATCTCCACCATCCAAACGAGGATACCCCAACTCTCTTCGTGTTTCGTTCGGTGTGATTCCTGCTACATAGGATAATTCTTTGTAGAATGAGGCTTGCGCGGCTTTATCGGTACGCAATATGGCTGAAGTGTCGAATTCCGCAATAACATTACCCCGTTCCGATTTGAGGAATACTTTTCTGTTAATCTCCTGCTCGATTTTAGTTATGACAGCTAACACAGTGTCCGTCAAATATTGTAGCTGCGTAGCCTCAACAGTTGAATAGCTCGCTTTTGACAAGTCAAATACTTTTATAGGGGAGACTGAGAAGAAACGGCATATATCTATGACATTAAACATACGGCTTTCTATAAACTGGCTGTCTTTGGGACTAATGGATATAGGCTGATACTTCATATTCCCCTCTAAAACAGCTATGCCGTTTGGATGCTGTTTCATCCGCTCATTCCACGTCTCATAAATTTGATCCTTTTGAGTTTTATCCATTCTGCTTCCTTCCACAGTCAGTATGCCAGATAAAGAACCTCCGGAGCTAAAGAATCCGGCCGCATGTTCCTCTGTACTGGTAGCGATATCAATAGTCTGACGGGCGTGCGTTAACGTGGATACTCCGATAATGCCATCGTAGGAGAAGTTAAGTACATGAATCATATCTTTAGGGTCCACCAGTTCCCTGAATCCGACTACCTGATATCGTTTACGCATGATACCGTTCTTATCAGTGATATAAACGATTGTCACTTGGCTGGAAGGAATATAAATCAATTGAAGTACATTTAACTGATAATCCCTTTCGATATAGGCATAGCCGTTTCCGGTAAGAAGAACTGAAGACATGAGTGTTTTAAAGAAGACATATCGGGTCATATCTTCATTAGGTTCCATATTCAACAGCATATATGCCGGATGTTGCTTGAATTCCTTCTTAAATCCTTCCTCGTCAATCTGGTAGGTCTTCAGCGGAAGAACTGCTACACTGTCCGATATGAGATCAACACATCTGTAAACCGTAGATAGAAGCATTGGTTTTTTCCGACTGGAAAGGATCGGATGAGCTCCGGTATAGCTCCATGCTGTCAAACGGGATGTTTCCGCTTTAGACGCTTTTCTTATTTCGAAATTCGTAAATGGTATTTTCATATAAAGTACACTTTTACACCTAACCAAAAAATTGTCATACAAATCAATAGAATTCTCCGTATCGAGGTGAAACGAGATAGATTCCGAGTGCTTCCAGCTTAGCTATAACCCCGTCGATTTTCTTTTCTTCAAATTGCTTGGATGGTTTAGTATTGCCGTTTTTATCTCTCGCCATAACGACATTACGGAAGCAATGACGGTTTATCTGATTGTTGTCTATTACCGCCTTGCCGGACAATAGCAAGCGCTCCAGCTCTTTAGTAGGGCGGTTGAAATTTCCGAGTGCCTGGCTGAATGGTTCCATAGGCAGGCCTTTTTCTTCGGCATTAATAACGAACTGCGTCGCATTCCAGGCATCATACGCTATTTTCTGAATATAAACTATATCTCGAACCCGCATAAGATCGTTGAGGATATAATCGTAGTCTGTTACATTTCCCGGAGTAATAGTAATCAATCCCTGTCTGCGCCATTCTCCGTATAAGTCCTTGAATCGTTTTTCCTGTAAAGCCGCTTCCGGTAAGTAGTACAAAGTTTTGAAATAGTATTTATCTGCTGTAGGAAACATAAAATCGGCGCAAGTGAGGTCGCTAGTGCTTGATAAGTCAATGCCGGCATAACAATCCATACCTCGGAATTGCTCAAATTCAAGACTTGCGGAAGTCTGTAAAATATAGTGATCCGGAATCCAAACAGTTTCAGAATCACACCAAATATTGAAGTTCTTTGTTTTAATGCCGACTTCTTCGGATGGTGCATTAATTGCGGACTGTACTTGAGTCTGCAAATATTGCGGTTTAACCGTAATCCCCAGATTGGGGTTGCTCTTCTGCCAAGTCTCCGGATCTTTCCAATCATCTCCCTCATCAGGAGAAAAGATAGCAGCAAAGAGTGCATCATTTTCTTTTAGCCCAGACAATACTTCCGTACACATTTCACGGTATTGGTAACATGGACCTAATTTATCGAATCCGGCCGTAGTGATAATAACCGCCATTGGGTTATCACGCATACCCTGCGATGACTGTAGTACATCTTTCAACCCAGTATTCTTAGCGGCATGGTATTCGTCTATCAGATACATAGATGCATTAAAACCGTCCAATTTTGAATCGTCTGCTGCAAACACCTGTAACAAAGACAGCATCTTTTCGAACTTCACTTTATCGCGATAGGAAACAAGGTCTTTTCCTTTCGGGTCAATCCCTTTTGCGAATTGAGAACAGAACTTGAAAGCAATTTTAGCCTGTTCTTTAGAGTTGGCTGCAAGATCCACCTCTGCATCCATTTCTCCATCAGCGATTAGATGATACAAAGATAGTCCGGCGGCAAAAGCCGTCTTTCCGTTCTTTCGTGCAATCTCTATGTAGACATACTTCACAAGTCGTTCCCCCGTCTCCTTTATATAGAATCCATAGATAGCTGCTATTACAAATTGCTGCCACGGTTGTAGGATGAACGACTTACCTGCATGGCGTCCAGTGAAATGCTGAAGAATAGAGAAGAATTCTATGACCTCATCTGCTTTTTTCTCCTTGAATTCGTATCGATCATCCTCCATCATGGAGAAAAAACGTTCAGCAGCAAGCTGAATAAACTTACCGGATACGACTTTCCCGCCTATAACGTCTTGAGCGTATTTATAGTAAGTCTTTGTCTGCATTAACGAGTTTCTTTCTTGCCTTTCAGATACGTCTCAAGTGGAGATTCTTCATTATCTCCTGCATTCATGGCTTTGATTTGTCCTTTGCTTTTTGCGGTTAGTCCATATTCTTTTGCCAATTCAAGATATTGACTCCAGCTTTCTTTCAGTAAATTGGCCTCTGGGCGTTTGACCATTTCTCCTTTCAGGTTTTTCATAGTAATCCCCTGCTGGCTCAATATGTCTACACAGTTAAGATACATATCATAAGCCGTAGCCATACGGTGAAGTTGTGGAATATCGGAGAGTTCAAGCATTTCCTTCTCATTTAATTGCTTGACAAGACCGGTAATAAGTTTGCGTGCCTCATCATGTTTGATACTATCGGGCACTTTAAAGCTGATTTTCTTCTTTTTTTCCATGATTCTGATTCATTTTTATCTAAAAACCATAGAAATGTCATACAAAACCGACAATTAACAGAACGAAACACTTTGGCTTTTTTCCAAAAGTGCCGTGTATGTGAAGAAGGGTAGGGCGAGGTTTCGAAGGTCTCAATTGCTCAAATTTGACCCCATACCCCTTTTTGATGAATTTATTGTTAAAATTAACTTAATATTAACAATATAAAGGCTTTTCGTAGGGAAATCCCTATTTGTTTGCTTAAAGCAAATAAAACAGCATTAAAAGTTTGCTTAAAGCAAATATAATCCTTATCTTTGTAACAGTTAAAGCAAGGGGCTTTAAATCATTTGACATTATGAAACAATTAACTGATGGAGTTTGGGAATACTCACTAATCAATCCCGAAGGTTTTACTCTCAATATTGAGACAATGAAACCAATTAAGTACGGTCTGTCAGTAGCGTATCAAGACACGCAAGACAGCTTCGGAAAAGAGAGTTTAAACAAAGTTATTAATCACGCTTTAGAACATGGTAGATCAGTTGGTGGATGGTTTGATACTGAAAGCAAACGTTACTACTTCGACAGCGTAAAAATCTTCAATAACTCGGAGATTGACAAGGCGATAGAGTTCGCAAAGAATAATAACCAGCTTGCAATCTACGATTTGACAAACTTAAAAGAGATCAGAATTAAGTAAGGGGTTCGCCCCTTGCTTTTTCATTCTTTTTAATAATACAAGAACGATATGGAAAAGAACAAAGAATTTATTAATGGTTACAGGAGAATGGGAATCGTCATTGATCTCTTGGAAGATGGAACGGTAAAAGTAACTCAGACGAGGCTGATAAATGGCTATATACTGAATCAAAAGCAACTCATTGAACGAGGGAAAGATATATATCCGGATGCTAAGATTATTCCGGTAGCATATTCTTTAAATGTAGATGACATCACAGTTGAATGGATTGAATCAAAGATGCAGGAATTTGGCATAAAGAGAAACGATTTGATAAAGCAATTAGCTATTGATCGTTCCTCTTTAAGCCTTATCATGTCCGGGAAACGAGAATTGTCTAAGCCGATGCGGGCTACGTTCTTCTACTACTTTCTGACGTATGAATTGAACCGGGATTTTAGAGAGCATATAGATAGTCTATAATTTATTGTGTATCCTTTGATGACATTGTTTACATAAACTCATCAAATTATCGAAGTCATAGGCTAGAAATAACCTTTGTTCCGGATCATCCGTACTCATAAACGAAGTTATGTGGTGGATGTCTTCGGCAGGAACTGTTTTGTCTTCCTTCAGGCATATTTCGCATAGAGGATTACAAGCGAATTTCCATGCACGTAGACGACGCCAGCGGTCAGAGTTATACACTCTCCTGCGCTCTGCGTCATAATAATTATCGTTCTTCTGTGTCTTCTTTCTTGGTTTGTAGATAGTCGGCATAAGGTATTTCTTTTAATTGTTTATTATCGTTGATAGCCTGATACTCTATCATCCGGAATCGGTAACAGAAATAATTCATCAATTCTTTGTCAGATGACAGAGTAGAGGCTTTCTCGTCCTGTGAGACGAATAAAATAGTGTCCTGAAAGATATCTTCATAGCTTTTGGAGCAATACAGTCCGGAGGTACGATAACCGCACAGTTGTTTTAACTTATCATAGTTGTGCGCTATCATATCCATGACCTTGCCATTAACCTTCCCTTCCTTTGTTTTTCTCATTCTGCAAACTCCAGTTCCCGGATTTGTCTATTAGTTCCTCAATACTGCGGTATACCATTCCTCTAACTATTACAGAGATACTCGTTTTTGTGATGTCCGACAACTCGTTTAGTAGCATCACTGTTCGTTCGTCAAACCTAACATTTATCATTTTTTTTCCCATATCAATTCTTTTTATTTAGCTTTATGTAAATCCTTGAAAATACTTCTAAGATTTGCAAGTTCCTTTTTAAATATCAATCCGAGGAACATCTCGAATTGATTCATTCTTGTTCTTGTTTTGAAGGTTATTTATTCTGCCGAAGCTGCTTCAATGATGTATCATCGAAATATTCGCAAACCACATCATCCTGATTTGCACCAGATAGATGGCATTCACATAGAGCATCGCAATCTTCGCACTTCCGACTAAACTGTAAACGCAACTCATCAACATTGCATAGAATCCGTTCATAGATTTTATACATCAGTTCCGGTTCCTGCTTTTCGGGAGAATAAACGAATACCCGTTTACCTGCACCTGCCATCCATCCGGACTCTGTGTTAGCAGATCGTCCACATGGCAATACCATAACACAGATGTCAGCCCATTGCATTGCGTTAAAATCTGAATTGAAACCTGATTCAGCAACCGGATGCCTTAGAGCATCACGATATTGTTCAGTAGTCCAGTTCTGCCAATCCTTATCTATTGCGGACCACTGGAAACCTGTTCTCCCTTCTGGATTCTTGAAGTCATAAACTTCGTGCCCTAATTCACGGAGAACTTTTACAACTTCCTGTTGATACTCATTTCTCCAACTACTTGCTACATAAATCTTTGCCATATTATTTTTATTATTACATTTGGACTTATTCTTGTATTGAGCGTCCACCAATACAGGCAGACGCCTAGTTATTATTTTCTAAAAAACATATCTCCCGAAATAGATCGAGCTGTATCATCACCGGTTAGTCGAATATACCGGAAGAAGTTCTGCTCTGTCCGATGCCCGGTCAACTTCATTATTTCTAGCGTCTTCATTCGACCGGTCAAATACATATTCGTTGCCGCGGACCGTCTGGCAGTATGGCTACAAATCAACTCCCACTTTTCTTTGGTCACTGTTACCAGCTTTCCACCTTTCGTGAATGAATAAGTAACTAAGTCATTCAATCCGATTTCCTTCATTATTACTTTCAGATACTTGTTGAAGTACTGAATACAAAGACCACGGGGAACAAAACCGCTATATTTCGCGAATATCTCCTTCACGTAATCGTGTGCCGGGACCTTCACATCTATGTTCGTTTTCTTTGTCCGGATGACAATGTAGTTATCAATTAAGTTTTGGCTTGTCAGTCTTGAATAGTCTGAGTAGCGGAGAGCGGTAAGACATCCTAGTACGAACATATCTCTGATTCGCTCTTTTGCTTTCCGCTTATCTTGATTGATAAACCGGTAATAGTATATTCTTGTAATTTCATTCATACTCAGAAAAACTGCATTTGTAGGCTCACATTTTAAATCAATCTCGTCATAAGTATTGTCTACTGCGTAATTGTATTGTGATGCTCTACGGACAAGGGATTGAATCTTTAGAACGTATCCGACTATCGTGTTATGCCTCAGACCTTGGTCTTCGAGATATATAATGAAGTCGTCTATAAATTCAGCCGTCACTGAGTTAGTAAATATATCACAATCAAACTCTAATGAGAAGTTATCAATGTGTTTTATGATCGCATCGTAAACGGCTGCATAGTGTTCAGACTTGCGTCTGCTTCGCTTTTCAAGCACATCCCGGATGAAGTCAGTGAAGTATATTCCTTCTAAAGGTTTCTCCTGTCGGAAGTGATTAATGTAGTCCTTACGCACTTGGGCGGTCCGGACCGGGGTAAGTACTTGTAATGCTTTGACTGTTCCATTTTAAGAGTTATATTTTTCTTCCGTATGATAAGTAAAGTAGATGGTATCGCATTTTACGAGACCATGAAGTTCCTTTCTCGTTTTCTCTATATCTTCGGTAGGTATTTCCTGCCTACATACTGTTTTCTCACCATTTGTAATGTATTCTACTCTGATAATTAAGTATTTCATCATTCTTGCGCTTCAATGCTATATGCTTTTACTTCGTTATACCAAGCTCCTTTGTTTTCTTTAGCCTCAACTGAAAAAGATATTTCGACTTTATCTCCTATCTTAGGAGGATTATCGACAGGACCGTCCCAGCTGTAAAGGGAGAATTTCATTTTCGTCTGATATCTCTCATTTGTTTCCATGACGTATTCTCTTTTTTCCCAATCTTTTCCGTTTTTAGTTGTTCCACGTTTGATGGGCAATTCTATTAATATTCTGCCCGATGCTTTATTTGCCATATATCTAATTTTTAAGTTATGGTTAAACTGCCCTCTTATGTTTGTTACCAAACAGCCCTGCGGGCAGTATAGGACAAGTTGCCATAAATCGTTAATTTTTAAATTTTATTCATGTAATCATCTAATTATCAGTGTATTATCAATGCACCATATGGTGCTTTCTTTCGTTTTGCATAATTAGCTGATTATCAATTAATTATCTATTTCTCCGAATAGGCGTAAAAATCCCTATCTGATAATTAGCCAGGAGCTTGTCTTTAAATTCTTTCTCCATTTCGCTGATTTCTTCTACGTATTTACCGCATTCTTTCGGCCAGCTGTTGGCGAAATTTCGAATTGTCTCCCATTGCTTTTTTGTCAGCTTCCCGTCTATATACATCTGCTTATAATGCTCCTTGTATCGTGTTACTCCGATCCGGTGAATCTCCCTGGCTTTGTCAAGCTGGGAGATTTTTATGCCTTTCAACGCAGATAATTCCCTTACAAAGCGTATCTCTGACCAATCCTTGTAGAATATTCTTCCCATCTTGGACAGGAAGAAGTAATCAGTAAATTCAAGCATTGATACAGACTGATGCCTATAGACCGTTTCAATACGCAAGATATTATCACCCACTTTTCTGCCTTTCTCCCCGGCTTCAAACGACTTATCGTAGACCTTGAGAACCTTGCGGAAATACTTGCTCTTCTCCGTTGTTTTCTGCCGGTATTCCGGGAAATTAGCATCATTCCAGAGGATTCTGTCCGAGATCTCCTGCATTTGCCGGATATAGCAGTCTGCGGAGTGAGACATTTTCATCGTGATGCCAATTTCGTAATAGGTTACTACTGCATTCTCCATTTTTACGCATAGTCGGAGAAGAAGTTCCTTTATTGCCCGGACAGCCATTGCAAAGGTCATAGGCCGGCTGTTATCCAGCTTGCCTATTTTCCCTTTGCTATAGAGTTTACAGATAGAGCACTTGCATTTCAGTTTGCTTCCTCTGAGTTCGATAAAGCATCCGTCAAAGTTCGCGTAGGCGGTAGATTTGTAATAAACTTCATCGCCTTCCGTGCATTGTTCCAGATAATTCCGTAAGACGATGGTGTTGATATCTGCGGTATCAACGGTCGCTTTCATTATTATCTTGTCGAACATCTTTTTCAAAGTATGGGCACACCCTTATTCCTACAGATCGCTTGCAATTATGAATTGAACATAAAACCATGAAATTCATTACGGGACCGGCATGTTTACAGTACCGGCAATCACATTTTATTTTCGAATCAGTCCTTTTTGTCATTTCTCTTTTTTCTTAGTATTGGTAACTTGTTAATGATAGCTCGCCGGGTGGTCAATGGTAGTTTGCCTGACCGGTGAAGCAGGGTAGTTTTCTTGATACCTACGTCATCTTCAGTCAGATAGTCGAATACAGCACTCAATGAACCGAATGCGTAACCTTTCTTTCGGAAGATTAAATACACATATATGACATTCATAATTTTAATAGTTCCATATGTTGTTTATTTGGAATCCTTTATATTGATCCATCCCTTCTCTAGTTTTAGGCGCTTAACCTCTTGTCGATAATGGGAGATCTTTTCCCTATAGTCAGCTTCGGACATTTTGTTGATCTGATATTTAGCAGATTCCAAAGAGAGTACTGTTGACTCTCCGTATTTTCTTATAAGTCCTCGTCTGTATCCTTCAATGTTTCCGCTATTGTGACGATTACAGGTAATACATTGAGCATTACAATTCTCTTCACTGAATCTAGTTGACATATGCTCCCGGCTTATATAATGCCCACAATCGCTTACTTCGTAGGGGAATCCATTATTACAGGAGATACACACAAATGTACCGTCCTCTCTCACGTCTCTTAAGCGGATATATTCGCTAAAGACCTTATCCAGCGCATCCTTGAGCTTTGACTTCATAGATTTACAAGGCATTACTTTCAAGGATTTTATCGTATTGCTCAGAGTTTCTGAAACGGATAGCGTGGTCATACCATAAGCCTGTGTTAGCTTCAAATACACATCCATCTTCGTTAAGCTGAATATCTTTCAGCTTCCCTATGACAGCTATTCCGGAATTGTTGTTTCCCCAAAATATCGATAATTCATCCTTAGATGGAATATACTCCAATTCTTCGGTTATCTCGCATATAAAAGCCCCTGTGTCATCCGGTTCAAAAATAGTTGTTATTCCTTCTTCGGTTGCCTCAACTGTTATGTACCGGCTATGTTCCGGTATTTTGTAAGTCCCTTTTATATTCATTTCTTATCTTGTGTTTATTTTTGTTATGATTATTTCCTTTTATTCATTTTCTTCCGCTTCCGGTCTTTTTTGATTTGATTCGCAGTACGTCCACCTTTCGAAGAGGAATTTTTCCAAGAAGGTGGGACGGTTTTCCAAGGAGTAGACTTTTCTTCATCTACCATTTTCAGTTCCATATAGGGAATATCATAAGGTCTGTTTTCGTATCTATATGTATTCATATCTTTTCTTATTATGATTCTTTACTCCAGTCTATCTTCTCGTACGAATGATGCCCTATCCAATCAAAATCATCTGAATACGGCCATTCTTCTTTATCACAATCTTCGGGGCATTCGTCTGTATGTACATGATAGTTTGATTTTTCATCCGTCTTGGTAACAACTGAACGATACTGAATTTCTGCGATATAGTTTTGACCGCAACAGGCTTCATCAGAGATACCTTCCCCATCACCTTCTTTTAGCCAATCTTCTGCCTCTTTCAGCGTTTCAAACTCTTCATACTCTCCGTTTGCCGCATCATAGGCTACATAACGGTAATTATTCTTTTTGCTCATATTTATTCTGTTATTAATTAAAATACCGACTACATTTAAATCCTTTACGTGGTGAGAAGTCCGCAAAATCAAACGACTTGAACCGTGCTTTTTTATTCACCCACGAGGCAAAGTCCTTCTCATACTGCACCGGAATCCTTTCGTTATCATAGTCACGATAGCATTGAACGAATGGGGCAATGCCTAATTCCGCCAACTTTGTTACCCGGTAATAATCTTCTTCTGGTGTACTCCAATATCCGATCAGGACATAGCACGAGATTTTATAGCGTTTTACCTGCTTTATCATAGCTTTCAGATTTGGCAGAATATTGTCTTTCGGATTATCCCAAGCAATATGAATACTACTACCCTTCAATCTCATTGAATTGAGAGCGCTAGCTTGCTCTTCGTTCATTATCCTTACGTCTACTCCGTGAAGATTAACAGGCTGTTTGGTAGCATTCAGAAACGATACAGCATCACGCCATTGGGGATTAGCAAAGAAATTGTTATCTAATACTTCAATGTGTTTCCCTGCCGGATTTAATTCCATTGGGAAAGCAGGGGCAATCTTTCCCTCTTTTCTCCTAACTACGCAAAATGGGCAATTTCGAATACATCCACGTGAAAAAAACTCAATACTAAATTTGTGCATTGGATAGAGAGAGTAATCGGGATTTGTAACGTGATCAACTTCTTTGGGTAACTTTGAGACTATATCATACCCCGTTCCACCTCTTACGACTTCATCTGCCTGTATTACCCTACCATCATCTTCCGTGAATGTAAACACCTTACTCATATACACTTTATCATAGTGTTCTATTCCAGAATACCACTCAACCGTATCACCTTGCGTTTTATGGTAAGCGGACAACTTCATTAAAGCCAGATTTGGGAAGTTATGACCATCTACATCTATTAATCCTATGTTCATTACTTTCTTGTATTGAGGGTTAATACTTTTTCCCGTGCATCTTCTCACGAAGTTGGTTATACTTCATTTTCTGCTCGATGTGCCAGAGCAAATCAATATTAAGATGTTTTGCAAAGCCGAAGATGGAAGTTACCATGTCATTAATGATAGTCGTAAAGTCGTACAAACCATCATACCTTACAGGAAGCGTAGAAATAGAATACATTGTTTCTGTAAACGATTCATCTTTGCAAGCTTCTGCCATATCGTCAATAGTATCGCTATTCAAATCCATTATGGATAGTTCTATGTTGTGCAGTCCAGCAAGGTCCAGTAGACGGATAACAGCATCGGAAAGCTCATCTTCAATGGTATCTTTGATATATCTATTGAATACGTTGATAAACTTTTCTTCATTCGTTAGCCACCCTTGACACTCGGCATATTCACCGATTTTATACTTTTCTTTATCAAAGTGTCTATTTTTTCGGTCTGCTTCCACAGCTTCCATTAACTCGCTAATGACAAGACAAAAGCAATGTTCGTTACTCAATTCTTGATCGTGGAAGCCGTGTTCACAAGCGGTTTTATATGCCCTATCACGAAGGGCGTTCAAATCTATTTTACTCATATCTATTCTGTTATTAGTTATTCTAAATAGTTTCCAGTTAATCCCCTGAATAGCATAGCAGAAGAAAAAGCCTTTCTTCCATTTTCAGAGACATAAGATATAACCCCAAAGACGTCGACTGTAGAGTATATTTTCCATACCAATAATTTTTCCATCATTTCTGATTTGTTATTCATTAATCTACTCTTACTATCTTACCACTCTCTAATATCAAGTATAAACGACACTTATAAGCGATAGCACTTGCCCATTGATGGGCATATCTTACATATTGATGTAGCTTATATCTGCTTGGGCCGGAAAGCATCTTTTTTCTAATCCTTTTTTTCATTTCTATTCTGTTTTACGTCATTAATAACTCGGATTAAGAACATATACATCGCATTCGTGGCACAAGTTGCATTCCTTTGTTTTATCTTTAAGACACATACTTTTAGTCTTTTCCGGATAATGCCAATCAATAGAACTACAAACAATTAACTTAATATGGTCTAATTCTAAACTATTCGGACAATGTTTATTGAGAAAGTCTAAATCCTCTTTGATTAGTTTCTCATACGCACTCTTATCAATCTTTATGCTCATATCTTCTTTGTTATTAATCATTTGACATATTTATTCTCCTTGCACCATTGCAGCATATCATAGGCTGCAATACATAGATCATCACTAATTGATTCATGCTCCGGTATATCAGGGCAAATTGTATTCGGAGCATATAAAACACTCCATTTCTCTTGTATTACAAGATTAGTACTAATAATCAATTTATACTCGATCTTATTAACTTTAATGGAGCGAGGTAAAGCGTTGAGTACACTTTCTAAATCCATTATTTACTTCCTTTCTATCTTTATTTTGAATTAATTTATGCTGCCACTTTTCTTAATTCACGTAGCTTCCTGCTAACAGCTTCACAGAGGACTCGTGCCATCGTTACTTCAACGGCATTTCCGATAAACTTCTTTTGATCCGCTTGTGTACCAATTAGTTTGTAACCATCTGGGAACCCCATGATTCGCTTCAGTTCGGGAATCTTTAACATTCGCATTTTGATATCCAGTATTCCATAAAGAGCCATGAACTCCTTTAGCTTCACGGTCATAGGTGAATCGGTATCGTATATCTCATAGATAACTACATTTCCATCTATACGGATGAAGGAGGGAATGTCTTTAGGCTCCGTAGTGCATTCTGCGAGGTATGGCGGCATCTTATCCATACGAGCAATAAGAGTAAAACATGGAGAGTTTATGTTTCCTCCTGCGCTACTATATTGCGGATTCACTAAATAGTGCCACTTCCGGTTAGCGGTGATTACTTGTGATGGGACTTCAATGGAGCTGCCCGTATTGCCGAAACTGGTGTTCATTAGCCATTGCCGACAAGTTATTAGGTTATGCTTTGGGGTGGCAGTCACTGTTCCGGCTGGCTTGTGGATTGATGTACATTTTCCGGTTCCGTATTGCATATCAAAAAAGCGAGTACTAACCAGCGAACAGCAGTCTTTCGTTCTTATCGTTGGTGCGGGTTTGTCGATAGCCCCCGCATGATTATCTCCACCGTAGTACATGGAAAGAAACATCGGTCGTACATAGTTAAATCTGTCTTTTGTTGGAACGGTCGGGCATGGTCTGTCTACCTGACTCACGTTATCACCGTTTCCGTAATATGCAGCAAGAAAATCTGTATTAACTATTGCATGGTGATCGATACAGGTTATTGCTCCGGCAGGACGTTCTAAACTAACATTCTTGCTTTCCGGATGTCCACTAAACTGCTTTGACATGAAGCTAACCTTTGCAACACCTAGCCTGTTCTGACAGCTAACCGTTGGACTTGGTGCTTCCATATCCGGTGCCTGATATTTACCTGACTGGCTCATTGAATTCCATTTAACCATGAAAGCGTCTTTTCCACCTGCAACGAACTTGATTAGCCCGCTATACAGTCGTGCCTTTGTTGCTTCTACCGGTTCTTTCTTGCGCCCGAAGATACTTGTACCTTCATCCTCAAAGTCCAGAACTTCTTTTACTGCTTTCCACTTTTTGAGATCGGAGAACATATCTTGCTTACCTTCTTTGCAGTGAGTAGGTTCGGGGAATACAATAGGAAGTCCGTGTTTAGCAAATATTCCAAAGAATCGTTTTCGGCTAGTATATGCTCCGAAGTCGGCAGCGTTCAGAATACGGTGGTCGAAGTTATAACCGTAGGATTTCACGCTGCAAACCCATTTGGTATAGTCTTTTCCTTTTTGCATAGAGAGCGGTTTACCATTTTCATCCATTGGCCCCCATGACATAAATTCTTCGACATTTTCGATCTGAATATAATCAGGGTCGATAGCTTCGATGTAACGAAACAGATGTTCGGCTAGTGTCCGGCTATCTGCATCCCGTGGTTGACCGCCTTTAGCCTTCGAGAAGTTAGTACACTCCAACGATGCCCAGAGAACGACTGAAGCACTAGGATATTGAACCTTACTTTTCTTAAAGTGTTCCACCAGTGGAGAAAGTTCCAGTGTCCGAATGTCTTCTGTAAAGTGTAAAGCTTCCGGATGATTGGCTGCATGGCTGGCGATTGCGTTGGCATCGTGATTCACACAAGCGATTACTTTAGCGCATTGTTCACCATCTATTCGGGCAGATTCAACACCAGTACTTGTTCCTCCGGCTCCACAGAATAGATCGATATATAATAGGTTTATTTCACTCATTCCTTTGTTTTATTGAATTATTCTATAAATACACTCAACCAATAACACGAAAAAAGTAATAAAAAAAAGAGATTTCCAATACTTGATCTTTTTCTCATACTTAGCCTTATGTCTACCCCATTCGTTTTCTACCATTTCTTTACAATCATTTTTATAATGTTCGAAATGCTTATTCACATAATGAGTAATATCGTCAGCAATGGCATACTTAACTTCCTCAGAAATTGATTGCGGCCACCCACGCTCATCGTAATTAAGTTCAGTAAGGACTTCCTGCCTTATCACCTTCTCCACCCCATTAATACGGAATCTCATGTGAACTCCACTATTCTTAACATGTCTCAAGAACTTCTCATCTGCAAGTCTTTCTACCTCTTCTTCTTTCAGTTTGGCTATTGAGTCAATTCGGTCGAACTCTGCTTCATCAACAATGATAATAGGATTCTCCGGCTTCATTCTATGTATTTCCATAATGTTCCTTTCTATTCTTGTTATTAGTTATCTTCTACTATAACAGATTCTATCTTTTCATGCTTGGGATTGCTGCCTTTCAACAAATCATTTTTTACCCTATCGGCAATCCGATCATTACTGACGGTATTCTTATCCTCGTAATCGTAGGATATGACAATGGTTATCTTCTTCTTTTTCATTTCTATTATTATGAGACTTTAGGCTCAGTTGATACTTTAGGCTCCCATTCAACAGGGACCTTTGCCCAGGTTCTGAATGCTGTATCAAAACTCTGCAGGTCTTCAAACATGTCCATCTTGCATTGATCATTGACTACAAGGGTAGAAAACTCTTTGAAGTACCGGTCTGCGCATTTAAGGAAGTCATTATGTAATTTCTTCAGGTCTCCAAGTAACAAGCCTTTTGCTCTCATTACGTCGGCGGCCTCTTCTATTAAGCTGTTTGCTTCGCAGTTCAATAAATGAGCAGCAGATAACAGCATATTCAATCTGTCCATGCTACCATCTTTAACGGCAGCATCCACTAAACTTTTTTTTGGTTTCATGATTTTAGTTTCTCATTCTTTCCCGTAGTATCTTCTCTTGTTGCATTGTGCGCTTACTTGGCGGAATGCCTACGAGTAGCAGTTCTGTTTCAATCTTATTGTATCTCAGTAATTCGCTGTTGTATTCAGCGAGTAGCTGATCGTATTCTGATCCGGAGAGCTTAGGAGAGGTCAATTGATCTAAAATTGCTTCTGCATGCTTTCCGCTTTCTTCCAGTTCGGACTCTAAGGAGTTTCTTTTCATCATTTAGTATTGTCTTTAGACATCTCTTCGATTTCCCGTTCCAGTCTCTCTCTGTGTTTGCCTACATATATTGAGCAGAGAGAAAAGATAAACAGAGAGATCCAAAATAAGGCTTCCAATTTTAGGCAGGTGAATCCCATCGTTAAGAAGGATATACACCATATAAAGGTT